TCGCGGATTGTTGTCAAAGATTGGTCGATCTTGAGAACGAAGCATCCACCCTCGAGAATCAATTGAAACACATTAAAGAAGAAATGTTAAGTGTCAGGAATGAAAAAATACCTGCACTAATGCAAGAAAAGAACTTGACACAACTTAAATTAAATGATGGTAGTGCCATAGAAATAAAGAATTTTTACGGAATTAGTGTGCCAAAGGATCCCGATGAACGGGCAACGGCATATCAATGGCTTCGTGACAATAACTTAGGGGATATTATCAAGAATGAAATATCAGCTAGGTTTGGTCGTAACGAAGACGGAAAGGCATTGGAGTTTTCCAAGTTAGCCACCGCCAATGGTTATGAGGTTCAACAAGATTTAAAAGTTGAACCCATGACTTTAAAAGCAACTCTTCGGGAACTGCACGAAAAAGGTGCAGACCTACCACCTGAAGATATATTTAAAACGTTTGTTGGTAGGCAAGCAAAAGTAACAAGGAAAAAATAACAATGAACAAAGTACAAAAGAAAACGGACAACGCTGTAATGACTGTCGATGCAAATATGTTTATGGCAGATGCTAAAACACAGAGCGGTCTTGAGAACGTTAGTTCCACCGATGATCTGGCACTTCCATTTTTGAAAGTGTTGAGTCAACTCTCTCCACAGTGTAACAAGACAAGTAATAATTATGTTGAAGGTGCAGAACCTGGCATGATCTATAATACTGTCTCAGGTACATTAGCTGATGGAGAACAAGGTATTAATGTAATACCTTGCCACTATAAACGTGAGTTTATAGAGTGGGGCGAACGCGGTAAAGGCAGCGGTGCACCCGTAGCAATTCATGGTGCTGATTATGATATTAGTCAGGCGCCAAGAGATGCTAACTTTCAAAACAGATTACCTAATGGTAATGTGATTGACGAAACAGCTAATCATTATGTGTTGGTAGTTAGTGAGAATGGTTATGAGCAAGCGCTTATAACTATGAAAGCTACACAAAGAAAAGTTTCACGTAAGTGGAACTCCATGATGCTTGGTTTAAAGATGCAAGGTAAGAATGGGCCGTTTACGCCTCCTTCTTATAGTCACGTCTATAAGCTAAAAACTGTACCACAGTCCAATGCAAAAGGAACGTGGTTTGGTTGGGACATACAAAAAGTTGGTCCTGTTACAGATAAGGGGACATACGATGCAGCTAAATTGTTTTCACAAGGTGTAAGCAAGGATACTGTAAAAGTGTCTCACGAAGAAGAAGCTCAAGCAGCAACTTCATCGTCATACTAAATACTAGGGCGGCTTCGGCCGCCCTTTTAATAAAGGGGCAGAAATGAAACAGAAATTTATAGAGATATTTAGTGGTTTGAATATTGCCTACGGCAAATTTATACCTGAAGATAAAAACGATGCAGGTAAACTGCAAGGTAAGAATCAAATTATAAGACAACCTGAAGGTTTGTCAGAACAGTTATGGACCGATCATTTAAACGGTACGACTAGTCTTGGTATTATTCCAATAGATGAAAACAATGAATGTCGTTGGGGATGTATTGATATTGATAAATACAATGGGTTTGA